GTGCTGAAAATTCTATCCTACCCAAATAATCACCATCTACAACAGTAGTTTCAGCGGTCTGTAATTTAATTACAGCTCCAGAGGCTGAACCGCTACCAGCGGCTCCTATCGCTGTTAATGCACTACCTGTACTATCTTGGTCAAGGCTTAATAATGTAGTCCCAGTAGATGAAGCATGATAATTCCCGAGGTACATTAGATTATTAACATTAGAACCTGAATTTGCATCATGCATAACCTCTATAATGCCACCACCAACAGTGGTAGCTAAACTTGCACTGCCAGAATCAATTTGCAGAGCGGCTCCCGTAGTTAATCCCTCTGCATTTGTAATTTGTATTATATTGCCTGAAGTTTGCGTTGGATTATCAAAATGAATACCATGTGTTGTAGTTGCTTCGGTATCTATGTATATAGCATTATTATTACCATTCTGGTCAATACTTATTCCATAGCCAGCTCCATCTTGCGTAACATTTAATGCTGGTTGGGTATTGGTAGTATTGTTATCTAAAATAGTTACTAATGGACTTGAACCAGTTTCGCCAAGGTCGCGAGTAAAATATGCGGCACGACCTCCAGAAGTATCTTGGTCGATATAAATACCATACTTGCAAGCCACTTCAATAGCATTAACACTTTGTTCCGTATCAATTAAAATAGCTTGAGCGGCTCCATCTTGGTCTATAAAAAGACCAGCAGTTGCTTGGTCTTGGTCAATCTTTATTCCATAATCACCACTCGCTACTCCAGTAATACTGAGCTTGGCTTCTGATGGGTCGTTGTCGCCAATACCAAGATTTCCATCATTATTAATTCTCATACGTTCTGTGGCTTCTGTACGAAAAGTCATATCATCTCCATCATTAAGATATGCTATCATACCTCTGTATCCAGCCGCACCAGTACCATCACCAAATGCTATAGTAGAGTTACTATCTGTAGCAGAAATTATAGACATTCCTCTATTGCCAGTACCAGCAATAACAAAATCATCTTGAGCAGAATCATAGCTTGACGGTGCAGAAGTTCCTATCCCTACATCACATCCTAAAAAAGATATATCACCAGCGCCATCAAATTCAATTCTTTCAGCATCATCAGCTATACCTATGGAGGTATCATCTGCCATTAAGATATTGGCTCCCATTGTTAAATCAGCCGCCATATTTACTGCGCCATCAATATCAACAATGTCTAAGTTTGCAGTGCCATCTACATCTAAGTCTGTACCAACATAAAGTTTTTTAGCTATACCAACTCCACCATCTATAATTGTAGAACCACTGGTTGAATTAGTAGCATCTGTTGTACTATTAACTGTTAAGACTCCAGCGGCAGAAACAGTTAGAGCCGTACTTGAACCAATAGTAGTTATGCCAGAAGCGGTCGCTAAGTTTGCGGCAGTTGCATTATTAAGTATAGTACCAACATATAGCTTTTTAGCTATTCCTACTCCACCATCAATGATAGTTGAGCCTGAAGTTGAACTGGATGCGTCTGTTGCACTATTAACCGTTAGAACACCAGCCGCTGATACTGTCAGTCCATTGCTGGAACCTATTGTAGTAACTCCAGAAGATGAAGCAAGCCCGACTGCGCCAGATACACCAAATGCACCACTCACATCGAGAGTAACGCTCGGAGACGCGGTTCCTATTCCAACACGACTGTTGTCACTTTCTACAACCAATGTAGTAGAATTAACAATAAAATCATCACCAGCTCCACCGCCTAATCCAAATGTAATGCCTCCCTCTTGTGCATCTAGCTCAATAGCATCAGAACCAGTTCCTGCTGAAACAATTTGAATTTGTTGCGCTCCACCACCTGTTGCATACAGAAGAATATCTTTACCTGAACCAGTAACGGTAAAATTAGCATCATCGGTTCCATCAATAGAGATTCCAGCACCATCTATTGTTACAGCACCACTTGCGTTTAAATCATAAGCTGCAGTGTCTATATTAAATTCTGTTGCAGAGTTTAGATCAACAGTAGGAGCAGTTATATCTAAAGTTGTTCCAGCGTTTATTTCTAAGTGTCCATTAGCCGAAGCGTATATTTCTTCACCGCCTCCAATATCGTGGAACTTTAATTTAGTTGTAAGTAAGAGACCAAACTCGTCTTCTGATGAATCGTAAAATAATCCCTCATTAGTAGTAGCGCTATAAACTCTTACATCGGCTCCAGTATCGTTAATACCTATAACTAAGCCTTGATTAAAGTGCCATGAATCATCATCGTTTTCCCAGAGTATAGTTTTATCGCTATCGCTGGATTTAAGAGTAATACCACCACCATCTACAGCTGCATCATCACCCTCTGAACCGCTAGGTGAATGTGCCAGCTCAATCATTTTGTCATCTACCTGCATAACGGTAGAGTTGATAGTAGTAGTTGTTCCGTTTACTGTAAAATTACCACCAACTACAAGATTGCCTGAGATATCGACTGCTCCGTTTATATCAATATTTGTTGCTGTTAAATCAATTTCAGTACCAGCTGCAATACCTAAAGTACCGTCACTAACAGAGTATATATATTCTCCACCATTATCTCTAAACGCAGCTTTTCCTCCGCCAGCAATTAATAAATCTGTACCGTCAAATGTTAAATTTCCTTCTCCAATGATTGTATTCGCATCAGACCAAGTTGCTAATTCATTATTAGCACCTGATGCATCGGTATCAACTAAGGTGCTACCCCAGACCCTAGAATCAATTTCGTCTGTTTTTAATAATCCACTACTATTAACAACAACTACAGTATTGTCTGTATCAGCTCCTAAGCTTCCAGCGGTTATTGTGCTGCCAAAAGTAGATGCTCCAGCAACGTCTATAGTTCCGTCAATATCTGTATTACCGCTTATATCAAGAGTAGCTGCATCAAGCTCTCCAGATATAGTAATATTAGTACCACCAGTAATTGCACCGTTCATTGCAACAGCGCCATTAATATCTATAGTGGTTGCATTAATCTCAACTTCAGTATCAGAAGTGATATTTAATACACCATCAGATGATTGATTTATATATGTACCAGTATCGCCAAATTCTAGGCGATTGGTACTAGTCATCATTAATGCATCAGTAGCAATAGTGAAACTAAAAGTGGTTCCATTATCTCCGTCTTTTACTGATACGTGTGTAGTACCATCGCCACCGCCATCATTGTCAATATGTAATAACTGCTCATAGGACGAGGCAATGGATTGACCTGTTAAAGTTGCCATAATAAAACCTTATATTTTTTGTTTAGCCCCGATATACCATAGCGAAATCGCCTGACGCAACAGTCACAGCAGACCATCTGCCGTAAATTGTTTGACCAGCTAAAACAGTTATGCTGCTTAAGGTGTCCCAAACATCTGTATCTGATGATGTTGCGCTGATTACACAATCCACACTTAAAGCCTGTATTGCAATATAAGTGTCGGAATTAACTGTAGCATTAGTAACATAGTCTGCTCCAGCCTGTCCTAACTGTATATTGTTAGCTTCGCTAGTTGAATAACTGCGTATACCCATTTTATTTCTCCTTATTAATTTTCATTATGCTCCAATGGCTACAAATTCATATGCGATAGTATTTTCACCTATGGTTCCATCATAATTTGTTCCATCTGTGGAGACAGCAAGAATCTTTGTTCCATCTACTACCAATGAATGATTAGCTACAGTTGCTTTAGACCTTATTGGAAGAACTATTGCTTCTCCAGCTTTTAATCTTGCAATACATATATATTGATCTGATCCGAAATAAGCTAAGACGCTCAATACATCTGCAGTATTTGCAACCAAAAATGCTGTTGGCGATGAATATTGAAATCCAGTATGCTTTATATATAAAAACTCAATTCCAGTAGTAGCATCCATTGCGCCTAAATCATGACTAGCTGCTGCGTCGCTTGCATTGTCTTCTGCTATTGCAGCGGCTGATTGGTAATATCTAGTTCCATCATCATATCCATCCCCAGCTCCAGCTCCACTAATTATATCTAATCCTGTTACTTCACCACTTCCACCACCAGAGCCATATGCTTCACTAGCAACTATAAAATTCTGAGTACTACCCTCTGAACTTGATCCTACCATTTCTAAAGGAGTCATGCTTACTGCAAATTGAACTTTATCACTTGCCATATTTTATCTCCTATTTCTTTGCCGCATTTAACGACCCATTAATAATTGTAAGCCTTGGCTGTATTCAGCTTTTAATTGTCCGTACTGTCCCTGCTTCCATTGGTAGTCCAACTGATACTGAGACATGTTTTGAGTATATTCCTGAACCTCTTTTGATACGTTAGCCTGATACTCACTTAGTTCATTTTGAAATTTTTGTAGTTTAGAAGAATATTCACTCTGCTCTTTTTGAAGCTTAAGGTTCGCTTCTTGCTCTGCTTCTCTTGCACTGAGCTGTGCTTGCTGTATAGCTTCTTGCAGTTTTGCTTGATAGTTTACATTGGCCTGATTGAATTCATTTAATGAATCTTGAACCCTAGATTGAAATTCAGATATTTTTAATGGAGTAGCTGACAGTCTGGTTTGAATTTCATTTGCATATCCTGCCGCTTCAGAAAGAGCTGCATTAACTTCCTTTACTCTCATGTCGCCAATGGCTACCCATTCTCCTATATGAGCCTGCGCTCTTTGAAGCTCTGCCTGTACTATGGCTAAGTTTCCTTGTAATAATTCTAAGTCTTCTGATGATAATAAATCATATGCGTCATAGCTAGAAGCTGGAACATTGTTATCTATTAAATTTTCTGCATTATTAAGTGCATCTTTAACTCTTGTAAGCTGTGAAGCTGCTGTATCGAATGTATTCTCATCACCAAATACAGATTCTGTATCAGCGTTTTCAAATTTATCCGCAGCTGTTTCGGCTTGGTCTACTGCGTCTTTTAATAAAGAAAAAGCAGTAGTAATAGAACTAGCCTGAGATGGATATTCAGTTGCCCATGCTACTCCGCTTATTGTTGTTGAAGGTGTTGTATAAATTGGTGGAGCACCTAAGTTATTTAATGTTGTAGATGATATATCTGGGTTTGTAAAGCTTGGTGATTCTGGAGGTACGGGGGCGACTGATGATATAGAAAGATCAGATAGACTAGATGATTTATCTGCCATCAATCTTTGTAAGCATCTTACTGCGCTGCCAAGTATAAGTAAATACTCTGCTTCCAGTGGAAAATTGGCTACTGCATCACTTCCATTTGATATAAGAGCACTACCGTTATGTGTTGGAAGTTTTGGTACATAATGTAATACACCAGCAGTAGCACCACTTCCAGCTGCGCCGTTTACATAAACCGTTTCAGCCTCTACATAATAAACTGGGTTTGTATCTGTAGCTGCATAAATAGAAGCAGTATCATTATATCTTGCTTTCTGATTTGCTGGAATTCTTCTAACTGGAAGATCATCTTTATCTACTGCCAAAACTCTTTTATCTGCTACGCTTAAACCGCTAGATGAAACTGCTACAGCTGAAGCTGATGATAATAGTGCGCTATTTGGAATAGCACGAATTATCTCACCACCTATATCTATAAGTGATTGAGTAATTAGAGCATCGTCTCCAACGCTACCAATAAGGTCTTCTACTTGTGTTTTAAAATCTGCCATTAGGAAATTGTCACCTCCGTAAATACGATTGGTATTCTAAAGTCCATCACAATATCTTCCCAACTTGCAGTAATTTGATCCCAGCTTCTACCGCCAGCATCTACAAAATATTCAGCAGAATCTGACATTGAAGTATGTGTACTAACTTCATCCATTAATAATCATATCCTTTAATGTTCATGGCAGCACCATCTCTGCCTGTATTTGCGTATTTCTTGCCTTCACGAATACACATCTCCCACTGTTGTCTAAAATAACCAGCCATTTGTATGGCTTCAGGTTTAGTTTCATAACCTTTCATAATTGCATACTGAGCCAGTGCATCATGAAACTCATCTGGTATTGCGGATGATTCTGTTAATGTTATGCCAGTACCACTAGCAACAAAATTCTCATCATTCTTTACAGCGAATATAGTTACTGTCTTGCTGCCCGTGGGGCCAGTAAACTCTGATGCTGGACTATTACCAGTTACGTTCTGTGTGGCAATAGCTATACCATCACGCTCTATCCAGTAAACTTCGTCCTTTGTTCTACTATATGCCATTATGTTAAATCCCTAACCTCTGGTCTCCCAGATAGCCTGTATATATCATATCCGTCATAATCAACTGAAAGAACTTCCAGTATAGCATCATCAAGAGCATAGTAGCGTTGGTCAGCTACTGTACTGAACGTATAGGCTGTTGTTAAAACTCTCGTCCTTCTGCAAAACTCATCCAGCGCTTTATTGAGAAAAATACGTATCTGCGTTTCTCCCAGCTCTGGATGGTGTTGTTGAACTGTTTCTATTAACTGTTTTTGTGTCATAATATCCAAATACGAGGGGAGACGTTACTCTCCCCTCGAGTTAGTTAGGTATTAAGATAATGGTGTTGAGGCAAATAACGAATCTGTCGCATCGACTATATGTCCTCTAACATGCATACGAGCACCATCTGAAACTATTTGGAAAGTTTCACCAGATGTTGCATTTGTAGTTATATTAACATTATCTTGATTTGTACCGTTAGCAATAGATGGGCCGCCACCGTCTGATGGTACTAAAATACCATTAAAGAACTCACCAGAGTAACACGAAATGTTACATTTATAATCCATAGTACCACCATCGTCTTCATGTACTATTATAGTTACTTCCCAGCCGGGATAAGCTACCGCTGAGGGTAAGGTAATAGTAGACAAGGCAGCAGGATTCAGAAAAAACACTTTTCCGCTATCCTTAGCATAAAGTGTTTTACTGGCAGTGATCTTTTCGACGTGTGCATTTGATCCACCTAGATAAGCTCTAGCCATAATTGACCTCCTTAACTAATTGAAAACAGTTTGTGGCTTTCAATCAACTGGATACCAACACCTTCATCAGAAAAATACTGATCTTTTACTGCGTCAAACGCATTGTCAGTCTTAATATTTGTCTGATACATTGGTGAACGATATTGAGCATGAAACAAGTTCTCATCACTTACGACAAGCATTTTCTTACCATAAGCAGTGCCACGCAATGCGGGGGTTGGAATTAATTGTAAAACTCCATGAGGTGTCTCAAGAACCTTATAATTAAAACCAAGCGAATCACGCTTCATGTCACTCAGATCAACAGACCAGCCAGAATTACCAGCCATACCGCTGTTGCCAGCCATTTTCGACCAGTAACTAAGTGCTCCAGAACCACAGAAAGCTCGCTTAACGCCAGATTCTGGTACGTACTGGAATACTTTTTCCATATCATCAACAAAGTCTCCATATGAATAACTTGCTTCAGTTATGGCAAATATACTCTGATCGTCGCCACTTGAATCGCCATAGTCTTCTATAGCTTTCAAGATGCCGTAACATGTTCTTACGAGATTACCATTAGAATCAGCAACTCCGCCATCAGCAAATGATTCAGAACTGGAGTCACCGCCTTGAAGTTCAAGACCTGTTCCACCTTTTCTGTGTCCGAATAAGAATGCCTTTTCTTTTTGCATCTTATGCTCTTGGGCCTTCTGGGCACGTAAACGTGCAAGTTCAGAAGATTCGCCACGCAATGATGCAGCAAGCAATGTGCCAGTGATCTGTAATGGCGTTTTGAAAATCTGACAAGAATTCCAAACGACACTAAGTTCATCAGCCCATGCTTCGGGCGCTGTTGTTCCTTCACCCTGTGCATTACCAATAATTGCAAAAATGTCATTATTAACTAATGCGATATCGCTACCAGTGCTTGACCATAGTGTATTAACAACAACAACGGTTGAACTTGTTACAGAATCAACCCTTACGATGGCCTTCTTAGTGCCATAGCTAGTTGTCCATACTTCACAGATTGCACCAATTAGACTATCGTCGATATTACAATTAACGGCACCATCTACAGTTACAGTTGTGTTGGTCGTTCCATCTACGGCTAAATTATCAGTATCACTATTATCTAGAAAATACTGAGAATGCCATGGGTTCCGATGTTCAAACATTTTGAAAATCGGGTCGGGTACTTTACGCTGTTCTCTATTCGAAACTACCGTAGTAAACGGCGCTACGTCAGTCCAAAGTTCTTTTACAACTTGAGGGCTAACGTAAAAATTTCGTCGATCATCGTAAAGTACACCAGAGGCTTTTAATAACTTTTCAGTTGCAGCCATGATTTACTCCTTTTTTATCTTTTTAAAGAGAGTAAGCCTTGATTAAACATGTCTTCATCACTTAAAGGTGATTCAGATGTGCCAGTTTCAACCGCAGCTGATCTTGGCATTGACAAAACCTCTTGAGATTTCATCATTTCCTGTTTTTTCTGCTCTACCCTTGCGTCGGGTGCATCCTTCATCATATAGAGTTTTATAAGATGATCAACTGTGACATTATTAGGGTTACTTGCCCAATTGACGAAATCACCAGCTTTGGTTTGACTCAAGCCATATCCATTCATAGCGTGTGACATAGCATTGTTTTGTACCATTGCGGTTTGTTGTTGAGCATATGCATACTCATATTGAGCACGCATCTTGTTTTCTCTACTTTCGTCTTTTTCTTCAAGATAACCCATATAATCGTCTTGATATCTCTCTTTCTCTAAACGATATTTGAAAGATGTACTCTCAGGATCGTTATACGCATCGACCTCGCTGTAGCTGACTGGTTTTTCTGGTTTGACGGGTTGCTTCAACGAATCCTCTTGAACTTCCACCTGTTGTTGGGGCTGTCCATTAGGCTGTCCGTTGGAGACCGTTGACTGTTGCTGCTGCGTTAAGTTTCTATAATAGTCACGTTCTTGCTGTGCAGTTGACAGTTCGCTCTTCACCTTGTCTGCCTGACTCTGCCAATATTCAAATCTACTCGAGTCTTCTTTTGCAGGTTGTTCTTCAGGACTTTGCGTGCTTTCAGCCTGTTGTCCTTCTACAGGCGTTTCACTGAACATCGGTTGGTCTACGTCTACATCGAAACTCTCTGGTTTCATTGCATTTCCTGCAGGCATTTCTGCGTCCTCTAAAGGAATACTCGCATTCTCTACCTCGTAACCATACGGTGATTTATCAGGTTCTATTGCTGCACTTTGTATTTCAGCCATTATTCACTCCTTGCGATTTGTTTATTTCAGCAACCGCTGTTATTCTTTTAAGCCTACTTGTTTATCTACTGACTTTGTTACTTCCTTAACTTCTTCTTTAAGTTTAGCAAGTTCATCAGAAGCTCGAGATTTATATAGCTGTGTAGCCATTTCTGCCTTTGCTTCTGCTTTAGCCAGTTTCTTTTCAAATTCCTTAACTTCAACTCTCTTTCTGTCATGGACAGATTCACGCTGTGCAGTTTGCAGATCGCCTTTTAGTTTTTTAATCTGTTCTTCCTGCTGTTGAACCTGCTGCATGAGTTTCTGCATTTGTCCAGCTCTTTCGAGTACGCCTTCCATATCAGCAACGTCAGTTTGCTTTAAAACTTCAATTTGATCAATGAGGCCACTTTTATAGAGCTGCATATAGTATTCAAACCTAGCCCATCGGTTAGATGGTAGAGTTGAGCCAGAAACAACGATAATATCGTATTTACCTACAGATATATCGTTTATTTTTTTAATCAGATGTCCACTGACATCATCATAAAGATTTTGATTAATTTTTACTTCTAATGGTTTATTGTTAGGCTGTATAAGCCTTATAATCTTTTCCGATGTATAGACATACTGCATCAGTCCAACAACTGCTTTAGCCAGTTGATTGAGTGAATATTCTATATCATCTTTCTTGGACTTGATGCGTCTTTGACCATATTCGTCAAGTGCAACAGTTCCTTTAAATGTTTGCGGGGCTGAACCAACATCCCCTTGCATAAATGTATAAATACCAAGTATTCGTTCTATATCAGCCTTTGCATCTGCTTCGTTCTTATATAATTCATTAGGCAGTGGTACTGGCCCTGCTACTATTGGTTGTCCAAGCTCTGGGTCGAATTCAATTACAGCTGTACCTGCACGACCCCATTCTTCTTCTAATTGCT